TGAGTATCAGACCTACTAAGTCAGTGTTTCCTTGCGGAGACTACTGCTCAGTAGAGTTTGCCTCAAAACTAGTGGTAAATGGAGTCAATATATCTCCTTTCCCAATTGGGTTACTACTCAATGGTGGTCCGCAAGGAACTTTACAGTTCCTACGAATCGCCTATTGGTTGTTTCTCAAATGGGGAAAGATCGAATTGTTTTGAGATGGCTTGAGAGTTATTCATGGCCCGCAGGGTCAAACCTGCAGTTCCTCTTGGTCTCCTTGAGGCGACGGGGGCCGTCCTAAATTGGACGACCATTTGTTGACCTTATGGGGATTCTCTCTATTCGTAGAGAGTAGAACCTTACCATCTGACTCATTTACGGCTCAGTGATGACCGGATCTGGATCAGACAGTTGGGATTCTCCTAAGTAGGTACCCCATTGAATTTCTATCATGACTTCGAAACTTTGAGTTTGAAGCGAAACACAGTCTATACCAAAAGGCTGTTGCTAGAAGACTAGAGTATGCTTTTGATAACCAAAAGGTTATACAAATCATACTCGCATCCCTTAGGGGCAACAAAGGTACTCCTGAGTTACGTAATCTTCTTGAGACAACTCCTGAAGTTGGGATTCTCATGTCCAGTCCTTGACTGGCCATACAGACCCAAATTGAGGATCATCTCTATGACTATTACTTGACTCAAGAACCTCTTGCCTTGGTAAGTAGCGTGATAAACGTTAATGTAAAGTTAGCTCTCAAGTCACCGCTTCCGTCCGTAATGTCTACAGTGGAAACACTGCTTTCAGACCTTAAGGTACTGAGGATGGGACCGCAGGGACTCATTCAAATGACGTCCCGCGACCCCCTGTCCCTGATCACCAAAGGATGAGCTGAATTAAGCTCCAACCTCTTTAAGACCTCCTTATTAGTGAAGTTCTTGTGTAGGCGTGGTGTCCTACCCAAGTACTCATTCTTTAAGAAGTCTTATTGAGGGGGAAAGAGAGTAAAACGTAGACAGAGTACGGGAAGTAAGTAGGATTTGAGAGACTCTCCGCTTTAAGGCGGAAGGATCTAGGGAGCTCAGCTCCAAAGGTGCCTCCTACCTCGTTAAAGTGGGACCAGGCCCCACACCGTATAGGTGTGGATTTACCTCCTCCAAGTCCGAAAGGACCGAGGAATGATCTCCAGTGTTGGAGATTATTG